CTATAGACCGTAGGAGAGGGCGTGGTGTGTTTGGCACCTGCCTCACGGCACCGCGACCCTCACCTCACGGCTCAACCGCCTTCGGCGTTTTCGGGCCGAGCCTGAGGCTCGCTGGTGTTTAGAAAGGAAAACCACATGCCAAAGAAGAAACCCAACGTAGGAAACGACTACCCGCAATACCCAGATATTCTGCCCCGTCGTGGGCATACATGGTATTCAGCAGACTTCGGCTCTACCGCAGAGTCAAGCGACGCTTCGGACAAACATGATGGACTTGGCGCTCTCCTGCCAAAGCAACCCAGCATTCTGAAGAGGCTATTTGACGCGCTGTCTGGTGAGCTTGCGGTCGTTCTGCTCATCGGCCTTGTCTCAACTACAACTGCGTGGACCGCGATTCAGGCGTCCTTCCACGGAGGAACTGCAGACGGGGCATACGGCGAGTACCAGACCTCTATGGCGGAAGCCAATAACCTGTGGATTACCGCAGAGGTCAAATACCGCGCCGACCTCCTGACATGGGACACCGGTGTGGGTGGGTCATATGAGTACTACACCTATGCGGTTGGCTGCAAGGAAGCAGTTGAGAGCGGCGAGATCGTACTGGCTGGCGGTCTGCCAGACTGCAAGCCCTACATGGAAGCAGTATATGACCCATACGGAGAAGCGTGGGATGCGGCGCAGCCGCTCCTTGAAACCTCAGAGATTGAGACTGGACACAGCAACCGACTGCAAATGTTGACGGGCATCTTTGCGGTCTCCCTCTTCCTTTTGGGCGTAACCTCGCCGATGAAGAAGCGTAAAAACGCGGCATACCTCATTGCCTTTGCCGCCACCCTCTGGGCAACAGGGGTTGCGATCTTGGCGTCAATCCCAATCATTATCCTGTAGGAGTGGAGATGGAAGACTACTGGGGCGACCCGCAACTTTTCTCTGGAAGCCTAGGTCTTAAGTACATCGTCGCGCGAAAAGATGCGATTACCGAAGCAGAGCTTAAACCTGGCGGTCAAATTTGCGTCACGGGTCACGCCGAAGAAGACACCAGCCAGCAATACGTTGGTCGGATAATCCTAGATATTGGAGCGCACTATGGCGGATTTGGGGTGTGGGCCGCAAGGAAATACCCAGACTCAATTGTCCACTCCTGGGAGCCCCAGCGCCAACTGTTCTATGAACTTTGCGGCAATATCGCCATCAACCACCTAACTAATATCTACCCGCACCACGAAGCTGTTGGGCAGAAGCCTGAAGAAATTTTAATTCCCGATGTAGACCTAAAGACATTTGATAACCCAGGTGCCATACGACTCCGGGAGTCGCATGGGCTCGGGGGCTTCCCTACGCACTTGACGAAAATCGTAACAATTGATAGCTACGACTTCAAGGATGTTGCGCTAATAAAGATTGACGTTGAGGGGATGGAGCTTGAGGTCCTTGCTGGCGCAAGGGAGACGATCATCAGAAGCATGCCAAAAATTATTGTAGAGTCTTGGCCCGGCGGCCAAAACAGGGGCAGTGTTCTTGATTTCCTTGCTAAAGCCGGGTATAATGCGGTGTCTGAGCGCAGTGACGACATTGTGGCTGAGGCAAAGAAAGAGGGGGGCTAAATGGACTACATCATTCCGCTTCTTATCGGTGGAGCCGTAGGATTCATTTTTGCAGGGCTTGGGGCATACGTTCCCGCCCCGCCAAATATTCAGGGTCTTCTTGGGGTGGCCGGGATCACCCTTGGATACATGCTTGCGCAGTGGCTACTCAAATGATCAAGTTTGATACGTGGTACTGGTTCGGAGTGATCGGGCTTAGCTTTATGCTGATTACAATCCTTACCTTTGCGGTTGGGATTATTCGGTCGTGAGCACCCGTAGCCGCGCACGGGCGATTGTCTTTCTTTTGCTCTCGTCAATCATCCTTGTCCCGTTCCTTGCCGTCGCTGCGAGCCGGACATATGGCGTAGAGGGTGAGGCGCCAGCAACCTCCGAGCCGACTCCAGAAGTTACGCCAGAACCAACAGGGGAACCGACCCCCGAGCCAACGATAGAACCAACCCCAACCCCAACGCCAACCCTAGAGCCGACCCCAGCCCCAACGCTGACGCCAGATGAGGTTTTGCAGGAGACTTGGTTCTCTCGCAGGACAGCAGAGGAGTTGGCAGCGTGGGCGGCGACGCAAGAGTCTCAAGACCGGGCGTGGCTTGCGAGTGAGATCTTGGCGAGGGGGGAAGAGCCGTTTATTCAGACTCGAGTCTGCACAACGCGAGATATTTACAACGACGAGCACAGTAGTTGAGCAGCGTGAGTCGTGCGTTGAACAGTACAACTGGCAGTGGTCCCCCTGCTGGCCGCCAGAAGCGATGTCGTGGTACCCTAGTGACTTCCCGCCACCAGCAAGATGGGTTGGGGTCACGAGCGGGTGTAGATGAGCAACCATCTGGAGTACCTGAAAGAAATGACTGGGAAATGGCACCTCGTTGAACGATGGGTTGAGGTTGAGGGTGAGCACTATAAGTTCACGCAAGACCGAGACATGATGATCGTGACAGACAACTTGGGGGCATCGTTTGCCCGCCTATCAGTACGGATCGTTGACAAGCCAGCGCCGGAAGGCTGGTTCTGGCTACGAAACTGGTCAGAAAATGAGAAGTTTTGGGAGAAAGTCTCTCACCACTTTGAGCTCGGCACGGATGTCGTGCAGGTCTCGCCCTATGTGGACACGGTGGCGGCGAGATTCCTTCGTAGTCCACTGGAGGCGACAAATGAACAAGCGACCAAGAAGGCTTTCAACGAAGAGGGTCGTGACGAAGACATACTTTGAGTATGGAGTCACCCCAGCGGTTAATAAGAATGCTGCTGGAAACTATGTAAACTTTGTACTAGGGGTTGTTCTTGTAATCGGCATCTATCTTATTGCGGGGGCTTTTGGAATCTAATGTCAGCGCCAAGCCGTGAAGAGATGCTTGAGCTCGGTCGTGCAACTGGTCGCGCCGCGACGCGTGAAGACGCCGAGAATATCGTTGCTGGCTTGATGCAAACCGTCCGCACGGTCAGGGAGCAGTCAGGACACGACAGCCAAATCGCGTGGTCGCTGATGGCTGCAATTGAGGGAATACGGGAGACGATGAAGAGGTTTGATGCGCAGGGTTAAGTCGTGGGCTTGGCTTGTGGTTAACACCTTAGCGACGGTGGTGATTTCTACTATCGTTGGCATAGCCGTAATGGCTGCTGCCGTTATGACTGGGGCGGCAATATTTCTTGGGATTGTGCGGCGGAAATGATCCGTTGCCACTCAATATCAACTAACTGATCTTCGGTATAAACCCCACGCCCCATATGCGCTTGGTGCCTGCAGTACCACTTGGAGGTTCCCTGGAGATCAATCATTCCCCCGTGAAGGACATCCTGCGGGCAGGCAGGACCCCACAGCCACCCGTCGCTGACCCAGCGCAGGCGAACCTCATCGCGAGAAGCTGGTGGCTCCCCTCGATGTTCTTCTGGTACCCGGAATGCTTTCCTACTTGCCATAATGGAAAATAGTATGGACCAAGAAAAGCAAGTGTCAAGCCCAGAGGCTCCCCAGCCAGACCCTGAGGAGATCATCTTGACGTGCGCCAACTGTGGTGCCAGAATGGATGAGCGACGCTGTAAGCTGATCTGTGAGTGCGGGTATTTCGCTTCGTGCTCAGATTATTATTAGGAGGCAGAAGATGATTAGTCCTGTGGTTCATTTTGGTAACTATTCCATTGACGAGCAGCTGGAACTGCTGGATCGTGATCTTCGGGCGTATCAGCGCATTTGGCTAATTGAGCGCAGCCCAGAGGGGATGTGGGGCATTGCCATCGTGAAGGACCTACCAGAGCACCAGTGGCCCGAGCCGAATGAATACGGCGTGGTTCCCCGCTCTGACACCTATCAGACCATCGTCTACCGTCGCCATGAGTGCCTTGCCAAGGCGATCTGGGACGCACGAGAAGACCTGTTGATCCGCAATGACAATGAAGATCATGAGAGCCATGATGCGGAGGCTGAAGAGAAGTTCACGCAGCCAATCAACCCAGATCCAGTCACGGGGATTGCCGACCTTCTGAAGGAATAGTGACCGCTGGGAGAAAGGATAAAACCCAGCGGTCTCGTGCATCATAGACCATTCCAAATGGTGTATGCTTTTGTTATGACGGATCGCGCGGGGGCTCCAACAGACCGGGTGTGGGCAGTGTACTTTTTGTATGCCCAATCGTTTCCATTGTCTATTAACCTTGATCAGCGTCGCCCAGATGATGAAGAGCCGTATGCCGTAACGATTGCCGACGGAGGGGAAGTTTTTATTCGCCTTTCCGATGATGAGGTGAGTTGGCTAATTGCCAAGAAAGTGGGGATATCGTGAGCCGATTACTGCTTATTGTTCCGAGCCGAAAGCGACCGCAGTCTTGCGACGAGCTTCTTACTGCATTTGAGGAAACTGCCTCATACGGTGACGATCTCCTTCAGGGCGCAAACCTTCCAACCGCGGTCACGATGTCAGCAGAGATTGTCCGACGGATTGGGTACATGGTTCCACCCGTCCTCGTCCACATGTATATGGACAACTTCTGGAGGGATTTTGGTGTGAAGATCGGAAACCTTCAATACAGACCGGATGTCGTCATAGAGCATATGCACTACCTAGCTGGTAAGGCAGTAAATGATCTGCAGTATCAGGAAGTCAATGCGGCTCATGTATACGAAAAAGACCGTCTTGCATACGAGGATTACCAGAAGACCCAAATGGAAGCCGACGCAATGCTGGTCTTGCGAGCATGAAGATACTGATTACTGGACACAGGGGATTCGTTGGTCGCCACTTCACTAACTTCTACCGTGAAAATGGCCACGAGGTGTTTGGCGTAGACATCACCGCAGATACCCCTCGAGAGGCAAGGGACTTCTTCCGCAAGGACGACATTCAATGGGACCTTGTCATTCACCTTGCCGCCGTCGTTGGCGGGCGGGCAAAGATTGAAGGAGACCCACTCTCGGTCGCCGTTGACCTCTCCATTGACGCAGAGATGTGGCAGTGGGCAATAAGGACAAAGCAGCCAAGGGTCGTGTACTTTTCATCTTCCGCTGCATATCCAATTGAGTTGCAAACGCGAGAGAACCATGTGTCGCTCTCAGAGCACATGATCAACCTCAATGACATTCGCAGCCCAGACTTTACGTACGGGTGGTCCAAGCTGACAGGTGAATACCTTGCACAGTTTGCTGAAGCAGAGGGAGTTCGCACGCACATCTTCCGACCGTTCTCAGGATACGGGGAGGACCAGGCGCTGGACTACCCATTCCCTTCGTTCATTGAGCGGGCAAAGCGACGCGCAGATCCGTTTGAGGTATGGGGAGATGGGCATCAGACGCGAGACTTTGTGCACATTGATGACATTGTTGCAACCGTTAACGCAGCAATTGATCAGGACTATCGTGACCCGTTGAATATCGGAACCGGGCGACCGACATCGTTCCTCGCCCTTGCCGATCTTGTATGCAGCGAAGTTGGATATAAGCCAGAAATTGTTACATACCCAGAAAAGCCAGTTGGGGTTTTCTGGAGGGTGTCCGACCCAGTGATGAGTTTCCAGGTATACCAGCCAAGAATCACCCTAGAAGAGGGGATAAAAAGAGCGCTTTTGACACGCTAGCCATAACCATCTAGGATGCCCATAGAAAGGGGGGCTTTATGAAGCCTACGGAGCATCTGATTTACAAGGATGACGAGCAGACGTTTGAAAAGACGTTCGCAAAGATTTACAACGAAGCGTTTGAACTCCTGTGCGAAAAACAGTCACGTTACGGCGACTCCAATATTGAGCAGCTTGGACTGCACGGAGTGATTAGCCGAATTGGCAACGACAAGATTGCCCGGGCGCGCAAGTTTATGCAGGGTAAGATTGTTGACGGTCAGGTTATTCTTGACCCGCTGGATGAAAGCACATACGAGTCTCTTGCAGACACGTTGCTGGATATCGCGAACTACGCGCTCATTGCCGTTGCGCTGCAGCGTGGTCTGTGGGGGGCGCCAATGGAGCGCGACCTGCCAGAGCGTCCAAAGAAGTGAATCCTCAGTTCATTGAGGCTTTGAAAGCCGCAAGGAAAGAGGCTCGCATTGACGCGATCCGAGAGGGAATGCGCGCGTTGCATTCAGCAACAGCTTGGGCACAAGCACAAGAGGGCGACGATGAATATCATCGTGGTCTCCGGGATGGAATCCTATTAGCAATGGAGGCGATTGGGTATAACCGATGGGAAGCACAGCGCGGTATGAAGTCTGGAAACTCGAGCGAGCAGAAGAAGGGATAGGTTACCGATGGGCGATATGGGATCAAGTCACAAACACGGTCGTAAAAAGCGGATTGGCCCCAACGGCAGACGACGCCGTAGGAACAGCGACGTTCTGGATTGGTTTTCTGACCGATATCGCAAACCGACTCCCGCAGCCAACCGAATAACTGGGGCATGGCTGGCAAAATCTTTTGCCATGAGCAACACCAATTCAATCCCGCTCGTCGGCGGAGAGGAGCTTAAAGCCATTGCCGTGGAAATGATGGAGGTCGCATCTGCGATTGTCGGTGTGCACGGCTGCAAGATCACGCTATCGGAGCCACGGGCTGGCGACCCATACTACGAGAGCGACATGGAAATGATCATTGATGGCATGCGGCACGATGTGGTGATCTCATCGCTTGACCTGAATGAACTATTGACATCATCCGTTGGCTGGATTAACCGCAGGGGCATCAAGTGAGCGCATCCGACCGACTCCGGAAGTTGGTTGAGCATGCTGTCTCGGGGGACACAACTCCAGTTTTAAGGGGGATTGGCATTAGCCAACGAGGGAAGGTTGAACTTTTCTCTAGGCTGGCATATATTGCAGGTCTCAAGAGAGCGCTTGAGATCGTGGAAGAGTATGAAAAGGAGCAATCAGATGGCGGACGCCAAGAATCTAGTCGTTGACAACCGTGGCCGACCGCTGGACGGCTGGCACTGCACGCAGTGCGAAACCAAAATTGACGACAAGGTAATGGATGGCTATCCGGCTACGATTGATCCGAAATATAAAAAAGCAACGTGCCATAAGTGCAGAAAGGTGAAGGTTATTAAGAAATGGGATCAAAAGTAATTCGGCTAGCACTAGCCGCCATATTCATATTTGGCGGATCTTTAGGATTTGCGCAAGAAGTAAACGCGGCTAAAAAAAAATCATTTAGGGCGGTAAAAACATGGAAGCAAGGATATAAGGAAAACTGGGCGCTAGACAGAATTAATCAGGTTCACTGGAGGCTTGATGGATCTGTGCTCCCAACCCAAGGGGCTGGAGAGGGTATAACTATTTATGTAATTGACACTGGTGTAGGCATTGATGACTGCAACGGTCACGGAACGGTGGTTGCAAGCATGGCCGCTGGGGACGAGTATGGCGTTGCCCCATCATCCGATGTCGTAAGTGTAAAAGCGCTTGACTGTGAGGGTGCAGGTACAGCCCAAGATGTCATCGCCGCCGTTAATTGGGTATCGGAAAACGCAAACCCCGATTCTTCGGTTGTCAATATGAGCCTTGGTGGACCATTAAAAGAAAACGTTGACACAGCAGTTGCTGGGCTATCTGACATAATGCCAGTCGTTGTTGCCGCCGGAAACGAATCATCAGATGCATGCAACCGATCCCCAGCAAGGGTTCCGGGCGCAATAACCGTAGCGGGATACGACAGGAACAACCTTAGGGCAATTTTTTCAAATTATGGAAGCTGTGTTGATATTTGGGCCCCAGGAAGTGCGATAGACGGGATAGACAAGAGCGGTGCAAGGGTGCAGTGGAGCGGAACAAGCATGTCAACTGCTCTTGTAAGCGGCGCGATAGCACTTATTGCCAGTAAAAACAATATGACCACAAAAGAGGCTGCTGATTTAATGATGCAGCAAGCGGCGAGACCATACCTTATTGATGCTCGGCTAAACGGCAAGTCTGCCTACTCTTTATTTTTAGGCGACTAAAACCTACTACCGCTCTTCGCTGCCGTAAAGTAGAACGTGCTTCCGCTTAGGTCCGCAGCGTAGACCAGCGCGTCAACAAGGTCGTCGTGTTCACCGTTTGGAAACGCCGCCATCTCCGCCTCTAGGTCCTTGATCCCAGGTGCTCCCTTGAGATGGAAAACCTTTCCAGCCTCGTATCGCGCAGCAAGAGCCCTAGCACGAGTAACCTTGTCCTTGTCTGGCCGGACTGGTCTGGCGGGAAGGTTGGTTGTGCCAAGAATCTCGCGAACGAACGTGCTTTGGTGCTGGACCGCTTCAATGTTCACTGACTCTAGCGGTCGTGCGCTCTCCGTCATCTCTGGCGAGTGTGGGATTAGGTACTGCGGCCAAAGGAGCTTCGGTCCGTCATCTGCAACAAGATCTCCGTCTCTAGTAACTCCAGTGATCCAGTCTCGGTGACCCTCCACTAGCCGCGCTTTCCACGCGCCAATAACATAAAGGTTGTGATCGGAATCTTCCACAACCTCCACACACGACGTGTAGTCACTTCGCTCAGAGGCAGAGGATGCAAGGTCAATCCCAACCCTCCGAGCCCCAGACGGGACGCTGTCGGTTTGCTTAAACCTGTCGTACCTAAAAATGTTCCCGCCCATTGAGGTGACGTCGTTCTGGAACTGCAACATGAAAATAGGACTTCCAAGTTCTTCTCGCTTCTTGTCCATGTCTGCAACGGTATACATCTCTGGCCAGAGAATCTGATCGCCCTCAACCGCCCGCCTAAGCATGACTGGTGTGCCCTTCTCCTTAAGGTCGTTATAAAAATCATCTTCGTGCCAACGGGTTCCGATATACCAGCGTTTGGCTCCCGGCACAAGCATTGGGTCAACAACCTGCCAGTAGGTGTCTTGTGCTTTCTGGCGCTGAACGGCAGTGGCATTTTCCTTCATGCCAACCATGTCGTCGCCAATCAAGATATCCAGACGGGCTCCTGGCTTGATTGACCCAAGTCCATCAGCAAAGCAGGTTGCATCTTTTCCCATGTTGGCACCCTTAATGGTCCAGACTTCATCTGTCCATTTAGGACCAACAACTCCGTTTCTTGCCCACTCAAAAATCTCAGCAAAATGCGGAGATTCAATAATCGCCTTTATTCTTGTCTAAGAAGCGCTCCATCTCCCTGAGATGTTTTGGAAATACAAGATTGCTGACGTATTCCGCAAAGGCGGCGTCAGACGTTTTCGCTTGTTCCCTCAGCCACAGTCGGTACTGCTTGCTGTCCATCGGTTCCCTCCTCTAGCGCGTCAGCCCAATTCCTAAGGCGTTTTGCAAGATCGTCGGCGCTGAGCGCATCAATGGCGTGATCAACCAACTGCATCTGAAGTGCACCGCCATTGGGCCCGGTGAGCTCAACTTTAGAAGCTTCGTATGCCCCAGTTAGTTTGGCAAGGCGATCTATGACCTCAAGTTGAAGCTTGAGAAATGCCACCTGACCACTGTAAGAGTTCTCTCTTGCGGAGGCATGGCCACCAGCAGCTGCTTTCGCAACCCTATTTGCACGCTCAATAAGTTCAATCTTGCTCTCAACGGGCCCAATTGCATCCTCAAGAGCCTGCTTGCGCATTTTGGCAATATATTTCTTGACTGTGTCTGGTTTTAGGTCAAGCCTGAGTGCGATCTCACTGGCGCTTGCCCCGCTAAAATGCAGGGTGTTAATGTCTTTTTCAAGTTGTGCCTGCGCATCTTTGGTGCGCCTTCCAATTTGTGCCATGCGCTGACTATACCACATAATCTGCCCTTGACGGCAAGTTGCAAGAAATTTGCGCATCGCCTACAATCCGCTCATGCCAAGATCTAAATGGCCAAGAAAACATGAGCGACCAGAAACCAAGCGTTTTCAAGAAGCCTGCATGGCTTGGGCTAGCCAGGCTGGGGTCAGTTTAAATGCGGTGTTTGTTGCTGCTGGTAAGGCAAGAAGCAGGAAGCCATACTGGGCAAAGGAGCGTTTTTATGGCGGTGTTATACCAACAGAAGACGACATTGCCTGGGCACGAATACACGCTATCAACAGCGTGCTCTCAACTGAGGATTTAGGCGCTCTATATCAGCACCGTAAGCTAGTGGCAAAGTTTTGCTATTCCTGCGTAGGGAAGAGAGTGGATGATATCACTGCCAGATGCTGGGATATATCGTGTCCACTGCGCCCAATAAGCCCCCTTCCCCTTGAGGCTTCCCGTAGAAAATAAGCCCATAGAATAGGCGGTTCCCTCGGGCTATAATCCCAGCATGGCACTTTCCACCTATGACATGTCCGCGGAACAGGGTAGTGATTTTGCTACGACCATTACCTATACAAACAGCAGCGGGGTCGCGGTCAACCTTTCTGGGTACACGTCTAGGATGCAGGTAAGGAAATTTGCTGGCTCAGCAGTCCCTTTTTTGACCCTAACTAACTCAAGCGGAATGACAATCACGGCTGGGACCGGTGTAATTGACGTTGCTATTACTGCAGCTGCTATGGCCAAGCTGCCAGGTGGTTCATATGTATATGACCTTGAGATCGTTGATAGCTCTGGTGAAGTCACGAAACTACTGGCTGGAAAGTTTGACGTAGAGGCAGAGGTGACAAGATGAGCCCAGTAACCGTTACGCAGGTAAGCAGGAATATCACCGTTCAAAGCGGGGCCCCGACTGGGTCTGCCCACGGAACCTATACCCACACCCAGTCCTCTGCCTCGGCAACCTGGACCATAGTCCACAACCTGAACTGCAAGCCCTCGGTAACTATCGTGGACAGTGCTGGGAATGTGCAGATCGGAGAGGTATTGTATGACTCCGATAATCAGATTACCCTAGCCTTTGCCGCGGCTTTTAGCGGCTTTGCTTACCTAAACTGAGGAGACGCCCGTGAAGGTCCTGACGAGTCTAACGCTTAGCAGCTTCCTAGACCTACAGAAGAATGAGCTGCGCAATGCCGCCATTCAGGTCCTTGCGACCGCCCCATCTTCGCCTGTCACGGGTCAGATTTACTACAATTCAGACATCAACGATGGTCCGATTGGGATCATGGTTTACAACGGCTCCGCATGGGAGGCCGTTGGGTCAATTGACGGACTTCAGGGCACCGCCCCAATCAATGTCAGCATTTCTTCTGGCGTTGCAACGATCAGCATTGATGCCGCAGACAGCGACAGCGCCGGCTCAATGTCGTCCGCCCATTACAACCTTGTCAATGGCGCCACCGATAACAATACCGCCAGCACGCTTGTCAAGCGAGATGCAGATGGCGACTTTGCTGCTCGAGACATTGATGCGCGCATGGTCACACTCAGTGGAACAACTACAAACTCCACCGATGCAGCGACCAAGGGATATGTTGACTCAGTAGCGCAGGGTCTTGATGTCAAGGAATCTGTGCATGTTGCGACGACTGCAAACCTTGCATCGCTTAGCGGCTTGCTCACGATTGACGGGCACACTGTTGAGGTCGGCCAGCGCGTCCTCGTAAAGAACCAGAGCACTGCATCTGCAAACGGTATCTACGTTGCCGCAGAAAGCACCTGGTCACGAGCTGATGACTTTGACGGAACGCCAGCAGTTGATACTGGCGCATTCACTTTCGTTGAGTACGGTACTGCTAATGGCGGAACTGGTTGGGTCCTCACTACTACAGGAACAATCACCATTGGAACGACCGCACTTACCTTCACGCAGTTCTCCGGCGGTGGAACATTCACTGCTGGCGATGCGCTGTCGCTCACTGGGTCTGAGTTTGATGTTAAGTTTGACAACTCTTCCGTTGGTGTTAACGGCAGCAACCAGTTGGAAATCAAGGACAATGGCGTCACGTCTGGAAAGATGGCTGCTGGCTCCGTTGAGCTCAACACCGACACGGTTACTGGGACGCTGGCGATTGCAAATGGCGGTACCGGTGCAAGCACCGTTGCCGACAACCTTGTCTTCGCTGGTCCTTCAACCGGCGGTCCTTCGGCACCATCGTTCCGGTCACTCGTTGCTGGCGACATCCCAAATCACAGCACAGATAAGCTCACCAGCGGCACGCTCGGCGTTGCCCGAGGCGGCACTGGCGCGGCAACCTTCACCGCTGGTATCGTTAAGTCAACTGGCGGTACCGATGCGCTGACGACTGCAAGCACAGTTTCACTCACCACAGAAGTTTCTGGCACCCTGCCAGTTGCAAACGGTGGTACCGGCCAGTCAACGCTGACCAGCAATGGAGTGCTGCTCGGCAACGGAACAAGCGGCATCTCCCAGACATCTGCAGGCACTGCCGATCAGGTCTTCCGCGTACCGGGCGCTGGTGGGGCACCTGCCTTTGGCTCGCTCAACCTTGCCCAGACTGCCACGGTTGGAACAAGCATCCTCGCGATTGCAAACGGTGGTACTGGCGCAGCAACTGCATCCGCAGCGCTCTCCGCACTTGGCGGAACGACAAAGTACACTGCGCAACTTGGCGATGGTTCCGCAACGACCTACACCATCTCGCATGGTCTTGGAAACATTTGGGTCACCGCCCAAGTATTCCAGACCTCAAACGGCGAGCAGGTCTATCCAGATATCACTGTGGGATTGACGACAGGAACCCCGAACGGCACCGTTGTTCTGGACTTTGCTCAGGCACCAAGCAGCAACCAGTACAGGGTTGTTATAATCGGGTAAACCCCCGCTAGGAGGGCCCGATGCCAAAGCTACTTAACAAGGTAAATCTCCCGCGCTATAGCAGCGCGCCCTCAACGCCGTCAGAGGCCGACCTTTACTACAACACGTCAGATGACAAGATTTACGTGTATACAGGGTCGGCCTGGGTTGAGGTTGGGTCTGGCGCTGGCGGATCTGGCGTTTACTATCAATCTGATGCACCAGTAAGCCCAAACGATGGCGACATCTGGATTGACTCCGATGATGAGGTGGCTTCCGTAACCTCAATTACCGACTCAACCAGCACCACATCGAGCACGGTTGCGGCAAGTGCTACGGCGGTCAAGAGCGCTTATGACCTTGCCAACGGTGCAATCGCCAAGTCGCTCGTAGACGCAAAGGGCGACTTGATTGTTGCCTCAGCAGCA